TATTTTCATTGTTCAACTTGCTCCCGAATGCAGGAAGGTTAATCGTCGAGGAGATCGACATATCAACATAATCCTGTACGTCAGCTTGGAATGCCATGCGCCGTTCATAATCAGACGCCAGATCCAAAGCACTTTCGACATTATCAGGCTGTGCACCATATCTGTCAATAAGCTCTTGTGCAGCACTATCGACAACGTACTGATATACCCATCGAGTATTGCCCTTTAAGTAACGGCGCTTATAAGCAACAGCAAATATAGGCTCAACGCCAGTCGAGGTGCCAGCCAATATGCCAATACTTCCAGTGGGTGCGATTGCACGGTTGGCCACGGGTCGTGATATTGAGAATTCATCTGCTGTTTCTTTTGATACTTTATCACTGACGCCTTTATAAACTTGTAGCCACGCATGCAGCTCTGGAGTAACTTCATATTTAGACCCTCTCTGGATTAACCATTCATGCATACCCATAAGACCAAGACCTAATCGACGGTTCTTCTCACGAGTTTCATACACTTTGTCGTATGGGAGTTTGGCCTTCATTGTCCCGCAGATAAGGAACTTAGTACCCAACGCAACGATATCTGACATCTCATTGATGTCTTCAACACGCCCCATATTAATAGAGCCAAGATTACATACGTCACTATCATCTGCTGAAGTAACCTCAGTACAAGCATTGCGTAATGTATCATTCTCTTTATCAAAGAAGTTGAATGAGAATCCCGGCTCGGCAGACTTCATAGCCTGACGCACGTTCTTCATAAACACTTCGCCTACTTCACCTGTTTTATAGTAGTTCAACAGCCATTCAGTATCGTAGTTCACACTGATGTTAGTCATATCTAGAGGGGCAGGGAAGTTAAAGTCATCCTGTTTGATATCCCACAGTGTCTTACCTGTTGAACCAACAGGCATGTTAGCCCAATCTTTGGCTTCGAGGAACTCGTGTATGTCTCCATGTTGCCAGTTCAAGGATGCATAAATAGCACTACGGCGTGAGCCACCTTGCATTACACGGCGGCCAATCTCATTGAGCATATTCATCTTAGGGATAGGCCCACTGGCCTGACCACCTGTCTTAGCGATAGGAGATCCACTGGCACGATAGACAGAATAGTCTACACCGATGCCGCCACCTGTCATCAAAGCACTCTCAGCTTTCCATGATAGGTTAGCCCAATCCTCACGAGTATCTTCTTCTGCCTTCAGAAGGTAACAGTTGTTGAAAAACTTGTTTGGACGCCCTGCATAATACAAGTAACGTCCGCCCGGAATAAACTTCATCTCACGCACATACTGTGTAAGCTGGTCTAACTCCTCTTGTGGTAAAAAATCACCACATACATCATCAATTAGTGTCTTAGCCAATGCATCCCAAGTTTCAGCACCTTCATGCTTATACTTATGGTTAAAGATATCCTCGCTAAACTTTGATCTGAATGCTGGATTTAGGTTTGATTTAAAACTGCTCATTATTTTCCCTATCGATTATCGCCTGAACCTTGGATGACATTGCGTGACATCCTGCTATTAAGTTTGTTGAGATTGTTTTGGGCTATGGTTTCCATACCCACACCTAAGTCGGTGCAAAGGGCAGCGATGTACCAAAGGACATCACCTACCTCATCAGCTATTTTGTCCCTCTCAATAGGATCAAAATGCCCATTCTTATCCCGTAGGACCTTCTTCACTTTTCCAGCTACTTCACCAGCTTCACTGAATAGGCCTAGAGCCGGGTAAATTATTACATCCGCATCATTGTAGATTGCGGTCTTACTTGCCTGTGTTTGATAATCCTCAAAATTCATGGGTATCCTCATCCTTAGAGTGCTCTTTTAAAATTTCATTGCGAAGCCGGGTGATGTACCAAATGGCTTTATCAAGATCCTCTACAGGCTTACCCTTGTAGTTGTGACGCCAGAGGTACTTCTGTGCATTACCTTGGCAATAGGACTTGAATCCTTCATCACCTAGAGCTGCACGAATTGCATCGATACACTCGATACCAGACTGATTATAATGAGGCGGGTTGTTTACGTTATCTGCCATCAGTTGAGCTTCTTCTTGTCGAAAGGGATAATCTTGCTATCCCTAATGGCTTTCAGGAGTTCTTCATCTGGTTCAAAGTGTGCACCTTGCCCTCGAAGTTCATCGTACAGCTCCTCTGAGGTACGGGCCATATGACCGATATATGCAAACAGGTTGATCATGTTGTCGAAAGACAAGAACAATCCGGTCATCACATCGTTTAGAAACTCTATGGTTTTCTCGTCGTTGTCCTCGTCGAGGTTGCTACCAGATAGGATAGACATCTCTCCATCGTCGTTCATTTGAACAAGCAACATCATCGAATTATTAGGCAGTTCGTCCGGGTTCATTTTGTCTCCGAATTAGCTAGAAGTTTAAAGAAATACTGAGCATCAACCACTGCCAACGGAGTTCGTCTGTCCGCCTTTATGACCGCCACAGGCTCTATTCCTTCTTTGGAATTCTCTGCGGCTTGGTCCATTACCTTGTAAATTGCGAAGGCTTTGTATGCTTTGCACTCTACGCTAATGGGTATTTGCTTACGGGCTGCTGGCGAGAATTGAAGATCTTCCCCGCCAGCTCCCATTGATGTTGATCGGATGTCATCCTTCTCGAGCGTAGGGAAAAGCTCTAGGAGCCTATCCCGTGTCCACTGCTGGTGTTTACGTCCTTTGCTCTTGGCGCTCGAGGTCTTGATAGGCATTAAAGTTTATTGCCCTCATACTCTGTGTACCAGTAGTGGCGAGGCTCTTTAGCTTGAGATCCCGTCTGTGGTAGGTATTGAGCATTAGGCCAACAGGACCCCAGAAAAGAGCAAAACCCACAGGTGGCTGATAGCCGTTTGGAACCTGTAGGCTTTCGGCGGAACAACTCATCTTCAGGCTCAAAGCAACGCTTGAATTCACCATCCAGTGATTTCACTGCGGTACTCATGTTCCCGAGGATCTTCTTGATGTCACGCTTCTTTAGATCAGCTTCAACAACTTTGACCTGACCACTACTCTTATCTACAACAATCCATCCGCCCGGTTCTTTATTCTGAGCTGCAGAATATCCTACCAGTTGACCTATATAACCGAAGTCATCAGACTCTTGTAATCCAGCAAAGCCCTTTGACCACTTGTTACCAAAGGCCCAAGGAGAGGCTGACTTAGTATCGAAGACCTTATGATCAATCTCGATATCGTCTTCACCTCTTACCTCAGTTCCAGCTACATCCAGCTTGACCTTATTCTTACCGCCAGTGATGTTAGCACCGGAGATACGAAGTATCAGTTGCATGATGGCCTCGATCATATCACCATGCATCATCCGCATGATGTGATTGTAAGGCATTCTGGACTTAGGCTTACCTTGCTTTTCCATATGGAGCTGGCAGGTAGGCTTGGATATGTTGGACATCCGTACCCGGAAAGGTTCCTGTTCACGGAAGAGCTGTCTTTCAAGCCCTTCCCTGACCATTTCAACAGCTTCATCGATCCACTCTTTCTTAATCTCAAGTTGATCAGACTCGTTGTTGGAAAGCCTTTCCATGATTTGGTGGATTTTGGCTTCTAGTATCAATCCATCAGATCCGCATCTAGGTCATCTTCTAGAGCATCGATGGCATCATCATCCATCACACGATCCTTCAGTGACCGCTCATAGGAGCTGTCGATACGTTCATTTTCAGATTTAACTAGACCAGCAAAATGAACCATAGTCTCCATTGTCTTGTCATCTAATGGGACCGGGTTCTTAATGTCTGGTGTGTAGTGCCATGTGTAGTAGGTTACACTACCGTTCTGATGTTCCTGACTAGATAGGTCCACCCACACATCACTGTAGTTACGGCCATTCAGCTTCTTAACAACTTCATCCTCGAAGTTCATGTAAGATGAGTTCTTATTGAGAATGATTGATGGTACGTTTTCTACCTTAACCTTCTCTCCAGAGACAGTTACGCCTTCGTATGAAACCAAGCACCGTAGCTGTCTAAACAAAGTAATGCTCTTATACTTAGACTTCTGTTCAGGTGACCAGTTCTTCATCTCACGAGATGTAGGCTTACCGCAGCGAATACCACCCTGCATATCACGAGCTTCATGGCTCATGAAAGGAATCAGGAGTGTCTTATTACGCACACGGTTCTCATCTGGATCATAATCGATCCACTGAAATAGCTGAGATAGTACACGTACTCGTACTGTTTCAGCATATACCTCTTGATCGTAGTTCTTCAGAAAGAACTGACCCTCGAATTTACGGATGTCGTTGCCTTCATTATCCTTACGCTGAGACGATATCTTCAGCTCTGGAAGGCGTGTGCCACTGCCTGATTGTGGCTTATCATTGATACCTAATGTCTGATGTAATTCAGCCATCGACATTGTTGATGTAGTTTGTAGTTCGGCCATTCGGCTCTCCTCAATTATTTGGTTCTTAGTTATACTACGGTTAGGTGTCTAAAGCAACACTTAACTCTTCTAAATTCATCCAATTTGATCCCACTGAATACTCGATGTCTAAAGGCAGGACTGATTGGTAATTGAATCTATCTTTTAGTTCCTCATCCACGCCTGACATGGCCCACTCGAGGGCAATACCTACGGCGTCAACTTCATCTGGATGTATGTCTACGACAATGGAATCGTGTACTGTAAGGATTAGCTTCGATTGAAGGCCATCATCACGAAACCTTTTAAGCGCACGAATACATGAAAGGGGAACGATATCAGCCGTTGCAAAGCTCTGGCAGGGGAAGTTAACCACTTGGGTGTGGTTGGTAACTCGTCCAGACCCAAGCCGTTTTGCTCCGGGGAACGCAAACTGTCTACCGCTTGGAGTCTGAATATATCCTCGGTTGATAACTTCGTCTCCGAGGCTTTTGTGCCATCTTGATAGTCCTTCGTAGATGGTGAAGTAGGAGTCGAAATAGGCTTTGATGTGACTTGCTTTTCCGTTTGAGCCGCCGCCATATAATGGTTGGAACGTAAAAGCCTTTGCCTCAGACCTTTCATTTTTAGTTACCTCTTCTTCTGTTTTCTGCAATATGATTGATGCGGTTTGTTTATGAACATCCTTGCCATTCAGTACGTCATCTATGATCTGCTGATCCCGGGACAGCATCCCTGCGACTCTAAATTCAAGGCCACTGAAATCCATTTCTCCGATTTTCCCGCCGGGGAACCTGCTTACAATAGCCCTACGGACCTCGAACTTGTTGCCTTTAGGTAAGTTCTGGAAGTTAGGATTAGTGGATGACAGACGCCCAGTAGCAGTGACGCACTGATTGAAGGTAGAATGCAGTAGGCCTGAGGGTCTGGTCCATGTCTGTATCCCCGATATAAAACTATCAAGGTAGGTGTTGATAGCATTCAGGCGTTTGATCTTAGTCAGGAACTCAATAGCAGTGAGGTTATCCTTTTCCCTTGCCTGATCTATAAGACGCCCAATGGTTACTTTGTCGGTCTTAAAGCCATTGATGCTTGCATCAGAGGGTACAGTAGGGTTTAGCTTCAGACCTGCTACCTTGCTCTGTGGAACGTAGATAGCGCCCCGTCCTTCACACAGGCTGCACTTACTGCGTATCTTCCAAGGATCACCGTTCTTTTTATACTTCTGTATAGTACCGTGACCGCTGCACAACTGGCAGCACATAGCTATAGTTCTGTAGACCTTCTGTGTGGTAGCTCGAACAGATCTGTTGAACTGGCTTCGGTTCATACGAGGTGGCATCAAAGGCTTACCCTTAGAGTTCACACCTATATTCCAAGTAGACCTGTGCTTCTCACGATCCATCACCTGACGGGAGTACACAACCTTAGTCATGTCTTGTCCGCTGTTTAGGTTTATCACCGTGTCGCCCATTACCTCTGTAACGATTTGATTGAGGGCTTTCTCTAGTTCTGCCTTCTCTGTACGGAAGTCACTCTCAACTTGATTAAGAACATCCATATCGATCTTACAGCCGTTGCCTTCTATCTCTAGAAGGAACCAAGTCATCTCATTCATCAGACGGACTATGTTCAGTAGTGGCTTATTAGGATCGGTGTTGAACATCTCCTGTTGAGATAAGTATATTTCCCCACAGCTAACGACATCCGCTTCAGCGTATTCCCGTACCACCTCGATAGGCATGGCCTCGAAGCCTGTACCGGATTTAAACAATTCATCAACTAGCTCACTCTTCTTACGAGTAACGTCATGACGTTGTGCTGTTGCTTTTAGGGATATCTCTCGGCGTACTACTTGGTCCTTACCATCCTCATCTTTAACGACTTCAGTGTTGCGCCCTTTTCCTAAGATGTATTCTGCAATCATCGTACAGTATATACGATCTGGTATATTAAAACCGGCCTCGATCAACCAGAAGGCATCAAACTTACTGTTGTGAAAGATAAGACCTTTAGCTTTATCTAAGTATCCCTGCAGCTTCTTAGGATCATCAGGGGTGGTGAGTTCATTATGATAGTAAAAGTCATGCTGAACATCTTCTACACTCGTTTCACCAAGCCACCCGTAGTGTGATGATACGATCTTATTGTTAGGGTTCTTAGGGCTGTTGTCCCATTTGTTATCACGCTTCTCTACTGTAGTTTCTAGGTCCAGTACCAACCATCCATCATGCAACATAACGTGATACCTCAGGCTCGATGCTGCATACTATTGTGCCATGCCAACCTGATAGCTTGTTCTTACTGACCGTTATGAATCTGGTGTTGTCGGGTTTGTTGTCTTCATTCTCACCGGAGTGACGCCCCAGACCCAATATAAGATCGCTCTCCGCAGCCTTACCAATCTTGGAGCCTTCCATCATGGTATAGGTTAGGCGTGTTTTACCATCCGCATCTGCACTGGCTTGGGATACTGCCAGTAGGCCACACTCAAACCTTTTAGATGTCTCACGCAAACGCCTATACAATTCACGTAGACGTTCATGACCTGCATTATACTGTCCAGCAATCTGAACCTTGTCCGCTTGATCAATGCAGATCAAATCAGGATTGATCTTCTCAATGTAGGACTCAATACGATCCAGATCCCAATCTTGGGTATCCTTCATTATCAGTCTGTCTTTGATAGCGGTGTACTTACGCTTGGCTTCGTCAGGGTTCTGCACGATGCTGTCACGGGTCATGCCTGTCCACGCTTGATAGGCACGTAGCTTAGTCCGCTTTGTTATCTCCTCATTGCCGAGGTACAGAACTTTAGCGCCTTGCTCACAGAATCCACCGGGACCAGCAATCAAACTGATAGCAAAGGCAGTCTTACCTGTTTCAGGTGTAGCGAAGATGATACCAAACTCACCAGCACCAATGCCGTAGACACTCCTGCCCAGCGTAGGGATGTTGAACGCCCATCGAGCATCATCACCTGTTTCAGCTAGAAGCTCATCAAGATCGTCTGTAGTAGGATCACCAAAGTCATCTGGTAGATATCCATCAATGGATCTTTCAATTAGGCTACGAACTCTGTTCATGGCTTCGTAATGACCATTGGTCATGTTGATGCCTTCGTCGGCAATTTCTCGCCCAATCTCTCTGCGCCACAGGTTCTCGATAGCATCATGTGCCACGTCAGGAGAAACATCCGGGGCGTTCTGTATGCTTCCAATCAGGTCTTCGATTACCTCTTTCTCGGCTCGAGTAGCCACAGGGTAATTAAGATCAAACAGGATCATCAGCTCTTTGGTTGAAAGGTCGTGTTGGTACTTTTCGTGTGCATCACACAGTATCCCATAGAGGTCTGCCGCCTCATCTGAAAACAGGGATCGCTTTAATTTAGACTTGTTGTCGTTGTAGAATTCGCTCGATAGTAGGTTCTTTAATAATGATTGGTCCACCTAGTTAGACTCCCTTTTAGTATTGTTAGGTGTCCCTAGTAACACGGATCAAATCAAAAAAAAAGCCCCATCCGAAGACAGGGCATTCATTCTGTTTGTATGTTGAATTATCTAGTTATTTCTGAACTTCATCTTCTTGATGTCAGGAGCATGGTCGCCCCTTCTTTCCTTCAAATCCATTTGTGTAGATACAACATGACCGTTATCTTTGATTAATGCTTCTAATGCATCATCCATCTTGTCTTGAAACAAACCTGCTTCCCTGAAACTAGGAAATTCTAGATCTATAAGTATTATGGCCCTCG